GCTGGCAGGGTTTATGGTGTGGCTAATAGTGCTGATCCTGATGCTCTTCGGTTGATAAATGATTTTGATTGGTTAAAGGAACAGTTTGATGCAGGACAAAGATAGAATAGAAAAATTCATACCCATAATGGAGGAGATATCTCCTACATTCTGCTTGGCCAAATGGCACCACACGACCATCTATTTACAAACAGGTGAAACACACAGTTGTTATCATCCTGCACCGCACGCAATACCAATACCAGGACTTGAGGAGAATCCAAGTCAACTGCACAATACTCCGCAGAAAAAAGCAGAGCGCAAGGAAATGCTTGAAGGCAAGAAGCCAAGCGGATGCCAATACTGCTGGAACATTGAATGCATGGGCAAGGATTACATAAGTGATAGGAAGGAAAGAAATGCAAGTATCTATACTGAAGAAAGATTTGCTGCAATTAAGGCAGACCCTTTGGCTGATGTTAATCCGCAGTATGTAGAAATATCATTTGGTAATGAGTGTAACTTCAAGTGCGGCTACTGCCATCCTAAGCACAGTTCAGCATACCACAAGGAAATACGTGACCACGGTCCATACACGATGGTCAAGAATCATCGCAATGACATTGATTGGTTCAAGGTATATGAGGAAGAGGATAATCCATACGTTAAGGCATTCTGGAAGTGGTGGCCCGAACTGCGCAAGACTCTTACGATATTGAGAATAACGGGCGGCGAGCCTCTGCTACAGCAGAGCACGTGGCGCATGTTTGAAGAACTTGAAAAGAATCCAATGCCAAATCTTGAACTAAACATTAATTCAAACTTTGGTGTAAAGCCCTTACTGATAGAACGCTTTGCGGACAAGGTTAATAACCTAGTAGAAAAAGGTTGTATCAAGGAGTTTAAGGTATTCACTAGCATGGATACTTGGGGTCCACAGGCCGAATACATTAGAACTGGATTGGATTTAGAATTGTGGGAACGCAATCTTGACACATACATGACCAAGACTAATATGCCGTTAACATTCATGATTACGTTTAATATTCTAACTGTAACAAACTTTAACAAACTGCTTAAAAAGATTCTTGAATGGCGTGTAAAATATAATATTGACGATCAAACTAAGTGGCAACGTATAAGATTTGATACTCCGTATTTAAAGGAACCTTTACAGTACGATATGAACATACTGCCCAAGGACGAGTTTATACCTTATATGGAATCGCATCTACAGTTTATTAAGAACAATTTAGATGATTTTAACAAACACAAGTTTTCAGAACTAGAATATGAAAAGTTTCGACGTGTGGTTGATTATATGGCATCAACTGATTATACTGTTGAAAAATTAACGGAAGGTAGAAAAGATTTTTATAATTGGTTTACAGAATATGATCGAAGAAGAGATCTTGACTTTGTTAAGACCTTTCCTGAATTAGAGAACTTTTATTATGACTGCCGAACCGTCTAAAACATTTTGTATATTGCCCTGGATACACATATATGCCAACCCAGATGGTAATGTATTGCCTTGTTGTATAGGAGATTGGAATAAACCTCTAGGAAACATACAGAATAATACTCTTGATCAAGTCTTTAATAACAATAAATTTAAAAAGATGAGACAGAACATGCTGCAAGGAAAGCAATGTGCAGAGTGTTCCGTTTGTTACAGAGATGAAGCAACCGGTAATTCTAGTTTTAGAATACATTCTAACGAACAGTTTTCAAAATATATCCCCCAAGCATTAGAAACTAATCCAGATGGTTCACTAAAAGATTTTAAATTAAGATACTTGGATATAAGATGGAGTAATATATGCAATTTTAGTTGCAGGTCCTGTAGTAGCACATATTCATCTAGTTGGGCAAAGGAAGATGGCAAGAAAAATGTTTACATATTTGCCGGAGGAAACTCCAACGATGAATTGTATAATCAATTTGAACCTCATTTTGATACAATAGAAGAATTTTATTTTGCAGGCGGAGAACCGTTATTAACTGATAAGCACTACGACATATTGGAATATCTTATTGAACACAATAAAACAGACGTTAAGTTAAGATACAATTCTAATCTATCAGTATTAAGATACAAGGACAAGAACATATTAGAATTGTGGAACAAGTTTAATAATGTTTATGTCGGAGCGAGCCTGGATAGTTGGGGCAAGCGTGCTGAGTATATTAGGCACGGAACAAAATGGAATCTAATAGAGGATAACATCAATAGAATTAGAAAAGAAACACCGCATGTTAATCTTCAAACAAATACAGTTGTGTCAATATTTAATATACACACTCTTCCTGAATTTATAAACTATTTGATTGATAACAATCTAGTTGACATTAATAATTACAAACCTCATTTTTATAATATACAGAATCCAGATTTTTATAGTTTTAATATCTTAACTAACGACTTTAAAGAAAAAACTCTAACAAAATTAAAAGAGTTTATGAATAATTCTTCGGATAATATAAAGTATGCTGTACAGGGTGTAATAAATGAACTTGAATCTTCGAAATATACACCTGAATTAAAAAGCAAATTAGTTATTAAGACAGAATACTATGACATGCTAAGGAATGAAAACGTGTTAGAAACATTTCCAGAAATAACGGAGTTGTTTTAATGAAAGCATATTTTGATAACCTTAATCTAAATGAGTCTAATTGTAGACATTTAGAATCCACAAAGGAAACAGATAATTGGTATGTTGCTCCAGGTTCGATGATTAAGAAGAACTTATCAGCATTACAAATAGAAATGGATACCCTAGATAATCTTACAGATCCAGGTTGGTACTATGTTGATGTTAGGAATGATCCTAACTGGTGGTCAGGAGCAATCGATCCGACAGGTGCTGTAGGAGTAGTACCCACTAAGCACGTTATAGAATGCTTGCCTAATAATGTTCTAAATCTAGTAAGAGAAAAGAAACTAAGATTAGTAATTGCTGCTGACAGAGAAGGTGGTCCAATGGTATGTGAGCATTACGATGCCTTTAGAGAGACGCATAATGTTATAGTCAGATTAAACTTGCCTAAACACTCAATTCTAATAACCCAAGGAAATAAAAAGATAGAAAGGCAGTATGAACAATGGTGCAAGGATAATAGCGTAGATAATATCTATGAAGTTATGTATAGCAATCATTTCGACAAGATTTTTATTGATTCAAATCTTCCCACAGATCTAATAGTAAAGGAATCCATAGCCAATAACGATAGCAAGGACTTTAACAGCCTAAACAGAGTTTACAGACCTCAGCGTGGCGCACATCTATATAAGTTAATTGAGGATAATGTGCTAGACAAAGGAATCGTAAGCGGTAATGATATAAGACTGAACGATCAAGCAACTGAATTTTTAGTAGGTGATTATTTAAAATTACAGGATTATTTTCCTAAGTTTGTTGACGGAGATTGGTCAGTTAACAATGCTGCAAATCAATATAACATTGACATATACAAAAACAGTCTAATGACAGTAGTAACGGAAACAATGTTCATGGATGATGTTGCGTTTATTACGGAAAAGATATTTAAGCCCATAGTATTAGGACATCCTTTAATATTGTTTGCTTCTGTGGGCACGCTAGATTGTTTAGAAGAAATGGGTTTCAAAACTAATTGGTGCGGCATTGATCCTAAATACAATCAAATCGAAAACGACAAGGAAAGATTTAATGCAACACATCAAGTATTGTTGGATTGGATCAAACTCTCCAGAGAAGAAAAAATTAATAGAATACAAGATAGTTACGATATAATGAAACATAATTTTGATTTAATTAGAAGCAGAAACTTTTATCATGAATCATTGAAAAATGTTATCAAGAGTTGCAAGGATTATTTTAATGAAACCGTTTAACGAATATAAAAGATTTTTCGCATTTGGTTGCAGCCTAACCAAATACTACTGGCCCACGTGGGCCGACATCATAGCCTCTGAAATTTCTGAATATTACAACTACGCACAGACAGGCGGCGGCAATCTATTCATTAGCAACAGCATAGTAGAAGCAAATCTAACTCATAAATTTAACGAGAATGATCTTGTAATTGTTATGTGGAGTAGCATTAGCAGAGAGGATCGTTACAAAAACCGTAAATGGGAAACTCCTGGTAACATTTATACACAGGGTGTAATTGATATGGACTTTGTGCATAAATGGTACGATGATAGATTTTACCTAATGAGAGATTTAGCAATAGTAGAACAGTCTAGTGCATATTTAAAAAGTTTGACTTGTGATACTGATATGCTGAAAATGGTAGACTTTGAAGAAACCAAGACAAGCGATAGCATAAAGGGAAATCATTTAGAGGACATTTTGAAATTATATTCAACTACTCTTGAAAAAGTAAAACCGTCAATAGTTGATGTTGTCTATCAAGGTACGTGGCCAGTCATTCCAATACGAGGTTGGGGAGGTGGAGGTCAAACTGCGGACTATCATCCAACACCAAACGGACATCTAAGATATTTAGAAGAATTTTACACGGTAACCAACAAGATGAAACAGTTTGCTAACGAGTTTGACGAACAGGTACTTAAATGTAAAACACTAGATGATACCTTAAAATTCTGGTGTCCTCCGGGAGTATCTAGATTATGATGGCCTGTATAAATTCTAATAAGTTGCTGTATGTAGTAACCTATGACACTAACAATCCGAAAGTAGAAATAATTGAAAGCACTGCGGTGTTACAGCAAAAATGGAAATCGAACAAGGACTTTTTCTACATTCAGTTTTCAAACGATTTAAGTTTTAAAATTTTTGATATTGCTGATTTAGTTCCGCAGAATGACTTTTTACAAATCAAGGATCCTAATTCTAATGTCTATCTAATGTTAGATAATGCATTAGAATATTTTTATTCAAGTGCTGATTCTATATATGAAAATATTGTCATCAAGCATAATGTTCCTGCAGAAAAAATTATTTTTCTCAGTGCAGTTCCTACTATGCATGAACACATAAAAAAACTAGCAGCAAAGTACAATCTTCCAGAAATAAAATTAGATTGGTTTAACCTTTTTGAAACAAACGGACAGAATGCAATACGATTATCTCCTGGATTTGAAACTCTGCAAAAGAAACAAAAGTATGAAAAGGCATTTATCTGTCTGAATAGAAGATGGAGATTACACAGGCCCTTGATGATTACTTTGTTAAAAGATAAGGGATTAATGGATCGAGGGTATATTAGTTTTGCACCTTCCGACGACAATATGGATTGGAAAACTGCATATTCTAGATTAAAAATGATGTACGCTAATCATTCATTGATAAATCCAATTCTAGAAAGAAATGAGGATATCATAAAGATGCCTCCTCTCTATTTGGACCAAACAGATTTAGTAACCAATCGAGCAGAGCATGAAGAAACAATTAATGAATATTATTTGAATACCTACTTTAGTTTAATTAACGAAACAACGTACCATGAAGGAGTTCCTTTCTTTAGCGAAAAAACATTCAAAGCAATTGGAATGGGTCATCCTTTTGTAGTAGCAACAACTCCTAACAGTTTGCAGTATCTTAGAAAGTTAGGATACAGAACTTTTCATCCTTTTATTGATGAATCCTATGATCAGATAATGGACGACGGAAAAAGAATGGTAGCAATAGTTAATGAAGCAGAACGTCTATCCAAAATGGACAAACAAGAATTTAAAAACTGGAGAGTTAACGTAAAACCAATAGTAGAACATAACAAGAGATTGTTAAAATCAAAGCGTGATAATTCAACGCCTGTGAACTATAACTAGTACCGTTTTAAGGCGCCTTAAACGCATTTTAAGCGTCATACAGCGGTGTTATTAGGTGCTGTGCTATAGTTGAACCCTGTAGCAATAAACCAGGTTTAAAAGGCGTTTAAATGTATCTTTGTAAATACTTTTGGAACAACAGTAAAGGAAAAATAGATGAAAATTGGATTTATTGGACTGGGTAAATTGGGCCTTCCCTGCGCAGAAGTAATAGCCCAAAAAGGACATGATGTTACAGGTTATGATATCATCGATGTAAAAACAGAATTAGTCCAATTTAAGACTACCATAGAAGAGTGTGTTAGGGATAGAGAAATTGTTTTTGTAGCCGTTCCTACTCCACACGATCCAGCATATGATGGACGAGCTCCAACAGCACACCTACAACCAAAAGACTTTTCATACGATATTGTTCATAGTGTTCTCAAAGAAGCAAATGAATACATGAACAAGGATCAACTGCTTGTTCTTATTTCAACAGTACTGCCTGGTACAACACGCAGAGAGTTTATACAACACATTACCAATACTAGATTTGTTTATAATCCATACCTAATCGCAATGGGAACAGTTGCTTGGGACATGGTTAATCCAGACATCGTGATGATAGGAACGGATGATGGAAGTGCCACTGGTGATGCGATTGAACTGGTTAGATTCTATCATACAATTATGGAAAACAATCCAAAGTATGAAATTGGAACTTGGGATGAATGCGAATGCATAAAGGTATTTTATAACACCTTCATTTCGACCAAGATTGGATTGGTTAACATGATGCAGGACGTTGCCGAAAGGCAGGGCAACATTAATGTTGACAAGGTTACTGAAGCACTATCAAACTGCACAAAGAGAATTACAAGTTCTGCATACATGAAAGCAGGTATGGGCGACGGTGGCGGATGTCATCCAAGAGATAACATTGCACTACGCTATATGGCAGATAAATTAAATCTAGGCTATGATTTATTTGATGCTGTTATGAACGCAAGAGAAAAGCAAGCCAAGAACATGGCCGCAAAGTTAGTTGCTATTTCCAAGGAAAGAAATTTACCAATTCTACTAAATGGCGTTGCATATAAACCAGGCGTTCCGTATCAGGACGGTAGTTACAGTTTATTAGTAGGACATTATTGTCACGAACTAGGTCGAGGTCCAATGACCATTGATCCTGCGATTGATTTGGGTGGCGGCCAGGAGTTTAGAGCAGTCGTGTTACTTGCACATCCTGAACTTTATGTTAAGTTAACCAATGACAGTGTCGTTGTTGATCCTTGGAGACAATACTCTTCGGACAAGCACTTGGTTATTCATTACGGAAATACTAGAAAAAATTAAAGAATATTATTAGTTCTTTTCTTGATATCTGCCTTAAGCATTTCAATATCAATTTTAAAATCTAACTTTTTGATTGTGTCTTTGTACTCTGAAAGAGTACCTAAAAGTTTTTTGGCAACGGCATCTGGATTATTTGATTTCAATTGTTCTTTGATATCAATCTCCCATATTCTACCATCTTTAAATTCCAAAATCATTACGTCAACGTAAGCGACCGGCATGGTGTCCATATATAAATCTTCGAACACCTCCGGCCACTCTTTAACTAAATGTTTCGGCGGTTTAAAATATTGCCTATGCACGGCTTACGCTTCTGCAGAGGCCTTTTCTTTCGAAGAAGTTTTCTTCTTCGGTGGATCTAATTCATCTGCTTCGCGACGCAATCTTGCTGCTTCTTTGTACATAGCATCTGCTTGGCTGCGATAAGATCTAGCAAGATCTGAATCAGAAAGAACACCGTCGGTTGCTGGTGCTGCTACTGGTTCTTCGCTAGGTAATGTTTCAGTTGCCGGAGTAGCAGTTTCACCTGATTTAGGTGCGCCACTTACGAATGTATATAATTCGTCAATGCTTACATTGCGCTGTTCTGCAATTAGAACATTAAGTTCTGAAAGTAAAATTTCACTTACTGGAGTAGGTGTCATTTTAACTGTATCAGTCGCAACTTTTTTCAAACGTCCTTCTGCCTGAACTGCTGTTAGCATATTAGTTCCGTTAGGAAAACTTCTAGTGAACATAATTTCACCGAGTTCGTTTGACTGTTGTCCTTGTTCAGAATCAATTAATTCCATTAAGGAATTGTGTTGATCGTCTCTTAATGTTGCTGTAGGTAAAACTAACGCCATGTTAGATTCACCAGGAACGGTTCTAAATACAACGGCAACTTTCTCACCGGTGTTTACAATCTTTCCTACGTGTTTAGTGTCTTTAGCCATTATTTTTCACCTTGTTGTGCTTGTTGTTGTTTGGTAACATGTTCTAAAAATGCAGTTAACTTATTGTAAGTTTTTCCAACTGCTTCTAGTTCATTTGCTTTAAATGCACCTCTAGTTGTAGCAATATCGATGATGCTACGAACAGCATTTAGATCGTTTACATTTAAATCAGGACCTGCTGCTTCTTGAGCAACCCCTGGTGTTGGAACAGGACCGCTTGCCGGCGCTGCCGTTGTTTCAGAAGCAGGTGCTTCTGTTACATTTTCGTTTTTAGTTTCTTCCGCCATTTAGTTTCTCCTTAGATATGGGCATGCTAACATAAAGTATGTTAACTCTTTTTGTTCTTCAAACCCCACAAATGTGGATGTATGAAATTTATTTTCTTCGTTAACAGAAGGATAAGTCACAATGCAATATCTTCCTGTTAGTTTAGATTTAATCCAATTAATAATGTTTTGATCAGCCCTTTCGCTGTTTCCAATTTTGGTTTTTGAAAAATGCGGAGGCATGGTTTTTAACTGCCGTGAATTTAAAACATCAAGTGGATTAAGTTCTATCATGTAATTATTTATAAAGTGCTACTATTACTCTGACAATTCTTGGCTGAGTCTTTTGGACAATGCTTTGTTATATCCCAATTTTTGGACATCACCACTGAATAGATACAGTTCAAAAGCAGACTTCTCCTTTAATACAGTTATTGCTCTTCTAGTAATATAATATGGTGATTCTATATAGTTGTCAAGCCATAAAAGCACCTGCGGTGTTACAGAAAAATTTTTTGGAAAGTCTACTTTATAGGTTTTGATTTGTGCAGTTAACTCTATGAAATTAAGTGCCTCGTCTGTCAAACGAAGTCCGCCGGATTCTTTGGATCTAACATTCCACCACCAACCAGATCTTTTTTCTTTTATAATATCTTCGGTGATGTCTTGATTTGCTGCTTTTAGAAAAACTCTCGTATAATTATCTTTAATGTCCATTCCACTATTCTTTATCTCCGGTAGTAAGTCTGTACACTGAAAAATCATTTGTGTTAAAGAGTTTGTTAAGTTTCTTGGCTAAGTTTCTAGCGTGTCCTGGATTAGAAAATGAGACCTTTTTATATTTAGGACCAGGATAACTAGCAACAGCACTTCCACTTTTTAGATTGAAAGGTTTATCCTTGTAAAACACTGCCCAAATGGCATCGCTCTCGAGAATCTGTTCCACTTTGTATGTTTCTCGATTAGTGTGTTCGAGAATTATTGTTGGTTTTGGTCTGCTCATATATACGTAATTCCTAGTTAACTACGTATATATTTATCCTTTCTTAGAAGGAACCGCCGTCAAACTTTACGTCAACTTCAGTGCTAGATTTCTTTATTTCCTTTAGAAGTGCGTGTATTTCGCCTATAGTGCTGCCTAGTTTTGTTGTAAGCAAGGATAGTTCTGTTGTAAGATCACGTGCTTCTTGTATGGTAATTCTAACCTCTTTTTGTTGCGATCTTTCAGCAACAGCAATTCGCTGTAGCAGTTTTTCAACAGTTGCTAGATTTACAGGAACATTATTTTGAGACATTTGATAATACCTGTTTCATTTCTAGTTCAGTTTTGAAAGGACCTCTGTACTCATATCTTTGTAAAGTAATTAGTTTAGGGCAGAAACTTTTTACCCAACCTTTTTCAAATCTAATAGTATAGTAACCTGCACAATACAAACTCTTTGAATCCTTACTCTTTGTAAAGAGAGGAAGTTTCTTCTGTATATCATACATTGCATTATGCGGAATGGTGCTAGATGCAAATCCATGCACTTCCTTAGGATTAGAATTATCTGCTTCCTTGATAATCTTAGCAACAAAAAAATCGTTTCCAAACTGTTCGGTAAGATTTTTCTTAGTGTTGAAGATTGTAATTCCTTCCTCATTACTTAGAATAAATTTATTCTCTTCATTCTTTCTTAGTGTGGCAACTCTCACACCATCATTTTCAACGATCCAAAATTTATTATCAATAATGGGTTTTGCTTGAATCAATGCCATATTATCCTCCTAAAACTTTTTCGACTGCATCGTCATATCTTGCATTAAGAGGCTCAGCATAAGCCTGTGCTTGATCTGATATTTTCTTTAGATCATAAAGATTACAGAACTTCATTAATCTAATACCAACCTGACTTACATTCTTGTTTGAATTTGTTGCAGTTGAAATTGTTTCTTTAATAACGTTCTTAATGTCATCTGGCTGATGCTTAAGATCAATTAACTGTCGATTTCTTTCATAATCTTCTAGCACACGATGTTCTTTACCTTCGTGATCAACCCAACGCTGTAACATCAAGTTATTCCAATTGAAACCTTTTGTTTGTCTATCAGCAAATGCCTCCATCAAACCTACCTTGTTCTTTGTGCCTTTCTTACGCACACCTGGATATGCACTAAACACATTATCACTTGTGTCGCCTCGCATACATTTTTCAAACAATAGCCACTCTGGATCTGGAACAGCCTTAGACTCTTTTGTTTTCTTGTCAATTACAGGAAGGCCTTTCTTATCAAAATAGCCTTCGTGTGTAGTTGTAACTTCCTGCACACCGTTATATAATTTAACATTAGGTGCAATTAATTGTTGGAAATCAGTATCAGTTGAAATAATAACGTGTTCTGTATCAGGATGTTGTTGAATCCAGCCTGCAATCAAATCATCTGCTTCTAGTTGTGAATGCTGTAATACTGTACAGTTTGTTTTATCTGTAACGAATTCTTTGAATGTATCAAATGCTTCCCAAAATACAGTTTCTTCTTCCTGCTGTTTTTCAGTAAGGGCCGCACGAGCATCTGAACGATTACGCTTGTAAGGCTCATAATAATCCTTACGCCAACTACGTCCTTCTAAACAGAAAACAACATGGGTACCATTAAAGTCCTGCCATGCTTTCTTAATGCTATTAAGTGTAATATGGAAAGCCATGCCCAACTTAATGTCAGCATCGCCATTAATTACATGCCTCGCACGAAAGAACGTGTTTGCAGTATCTACTATTATATGACACATTTTACTCATTTTCTCTTTTAACAGCACTAGCATCAATAGAGCCAGTGTTTAGTGGGCCTCCATAGTCACCATCGACTACAACGTTTGCACAAAGTTCACGGAACCAACGATCAACAATTTCTTCATCCTTGTCGCCTTCTACACCGTATCCTTCATTTCTTAATTGTACTATGAAATACTCGTTCCAGTCAAGTTCAAAGAATCCATTTCGAACATTTTCTTTGTTAACATGAGTATTCAAAACACTTATCCAAGGTTCCTTCTTCATAGTAGCCTTTTCTTTGTCTGTAAGTCCTGGCTTAGATGTGTCTGGTTCCTTGTTCTTCTTAAACAACTTCTTAATAAAGTCCATATTGTTTTCCTTATGTTCCGATAGCATTACCAAACAAGTACACATGCACTCTTGCAGCCACATTGTATCCTCGCTGGAAAGCCATCTTAGCAACAGAACCGGCTGTTGCAGTTTGCTCTTCTTCTCTAGCACCAACGGGCATTACCCAAATTGGATAATCTATTCCCTGTGCCTTGAATTGTGAGATTACCTGTTCCATTTCATCCCACTGTTGCTGTTCGGAACCAACAACAAATTTTAATTGTCCTCTATCTGACAAGTTTCTATATTCTGCTACTGCCTCAGGCTTAATTGCCTTCTTAGCAGTTTCTCCCGCCACACTCCAAAGTTTAGGACTCACGCTAAAGAACAATTCGACATCCTTGGTAATCGGATTGTCAATATACCAAAATTCTTTAAACTCCTGTGTAAGTTCCTGTGTGCCATTAGTTTCAAATGTAACACTAGCAGGCATATTGCCTAAACGTTTAAATTCTGTCATGATACCAATGAACGCTTCTTGTGCGTGTTTCATTAACGGCTCACCACCTGTAACACAGAAGTGTTGTCTTTGTCCTGTTACAGGATGTAAAAATTTGCCCTCTGGATTGGAATCTGTCTTTAACACATTAATAATGTCATGTGCAAGTTCAACGGCAGTTTTTTGTCCCATTAAGTGTTTAAACTTCTTGCTCCAAGTATAACTGCTATCGCAACCTTTCTCCCATACAGGCAAGTCTTCAACTCTCTTAACTTGGCTCACATCATAGTGTTCAAATGGCAAATCATATGTGTCTGGATTAGTAGGATCAATCTGTCCAAAGCCATTACACTGTAGATTACATAAGAAAAAACGTATCCAAGCAGTAGGCACACCTGTATAGTGTCCTTCACCTTGAATACTGTGAAAGATTTCGCTATAATAATATTTTTTATCAGTTGCTATTGTCATTGTCTTTATTATACGCTTTCTCTTGCTCGTTGTCAACCTTTTTAGACAGCGAAAAACTGCCATTAAAGTTGTCAGTCCAAACCAAATCGTCACCTATATCCCAACCCATTTGGTTCAATAATTCTGTGGGTAGGGGAAGAACCAAATCGCCAGTATCTGGATCTTCCTCAACTGTTACTGTATGTTTCAAAGTAATCTCCTTAGAAATACTTCTTTAACACTTCAATTTCGTCATGATATTTTGCAATAATATCCAACTCTTTTTCAATTGCTTCCAAAATATCTGGATGTTCTCCAATCCCCGCTGGATTGTTTAGATACACTTCGACATTCATCTTGTGCTTTTGAATATGGCCTTCTGCGTGTGATACTAATGCGTTTATCATTTCGTCTCTATTAATTGCCATTGTTCTCTCCTTTTCTGTAGTTTCCCTTCTCGGGTATCACGTGACGAACACCGCCTCGCGGATCTTCCATGTCGCCATCACGGCGAGGAATTAAATGAACATGCGGCCACATCACAGTTTGTCCTGCAGCCTCTCCAATGTTCTGGCCTAAGTTATAGGCATCACAATATCCTTTCTGAACCCAATCATAACCCCATGAATACGCTGCCTTATAACAGGCTGATAACTTATCCCAGGTTTGTTCCTTAGGTACGAAAAGAATGTGTCCTTCCGTTACCGGAAAGCCGTCCTTAAACACGGTAAAGTCTCTTGTGTCTATTAACACATCCTTCCAAGGGATATCCTTAAATTCCATTACTCTTCTTCGCTTTCTTCAATGTGCGTTTCGTATTCTTCTTCACCATACCAGCATTTAAAATCCACAGCCCATTCGTCGTCCTCTTTCGCATATTTCCAAATGGCATTTTGCTGGTCCACAGGAAGTGCATGGAATGCTGCTCTGAAGTAGCCAGCCTGTTCATCAGATGCTTCTGATCGCATTTCTTCGGCACGAGTCCAATCTTCTTCATCGTCACTTTCACTTAGTTCGTCTGCCTCTACCCATGTATCCCATGAGGCTGAATGTGCATCCTCATTTAAATCACTGATAATATCGTATGCTTCTTCTTTAGTTATTGTCATTTAAATATTCCTTTTTGTACCATTTATGAAATTCTGGATTATCTCTAAAAATATTAACTATTTCTTCTGCACTAACCTGTTCAGTTTTAATGCAGACTGCTAGTTTTTCCCAATCTTTCTTTTCGTATAATACTTTTACTGCCATTAGAAACCTCTACTTCTGTTTATCTGAAATATTTTTGGTCCGGGAGTTGTAAATTCAAAACCCATCTTGTTACCAACATATACCTTACCGTTATACTGCATATGAATTTTATTATTTGCAAGCCAAACATCTACAAACTTTTTATCTTGAAATCTATCAACTTCTGCTTCTGCTACTTTATCATTGTCTGTGCAGGTCACAGTGCATACATTATCGTATTCAGACGCCATTAGTATTCTCCTACATTTTCCCAAGGATAAACTAACCAAACATCTTCCTCGGCTTTGTTTACTTCATCGCAAGAGTATGACACACCGTCGAACTCACTGCTTAGGTTTTCTGTTAATACTGCGAAACGTACATTGTCTCCCCAAATCTGATCCCATACAGGAGAGTGAGGTAAGCAACTGCGAGTCCAATCGTCCTTGATCCAATTAAACGTAGCACCCGTATCGTTGATGTCATCTATAATTAGAATGTTCTTGCCCATTGGATTGTGCTTGAACTGGCCCATCTCCGGAGCGTATTCTCCCTCTGCATCATAACCATATGCATCTTCTGCCATCCAAAAGTTGCTTTCGCTTTCACTGCTATCGTCACGCAAACTAACTTTTAGTGCTTCGCAACGTATGCCGGTCATGTTTGAAATAATTGTAGCAGGAACGTTACCACCACGTGTAAGACCTACAATATAATCAGGACGCCAATTGTCTTTGTACATTTGTGTGACTATAT